AAATTTGACCCGTCGCAAACTCGCTGGTGGACAAAACCGATGGGACATTATGCCGACTATGAGACGCGGCAAATGGTCTCTTTAATGCCGACCGGCACAGGCAAAAGCACTTTTTTTGAGGCGATCACCTGCTGGATCGTGTCGGAATCGCCAGGCTCGGTTCTTTACGCATCCATCACCGACCCGAACGCAGAACTATGGGGCGAGACGCGATTTCTAAAAGCTGCCAAGAAGTGCAAGCCGCTGGATCACCTTTGGCCTCGGAACGCTAGGAACTCGGTGCGCCGGGATGCGATCATTTGGCCGCACATGTTTATGGTTCTCGGTGGCGCCAACCGCAGCAACTTCCAAGAGGTATCCATCACGCACGGACACGGAGACGAGGCGTGGGAGTGGAAGCACGGCATGGTCCGAGAATGGAATGCTCGAAGCCACAATCGCGAAAACCGCAAATTCGTGCTGGTATCTCAAGGCGGCGAGATTGCCAACGATGATGGTCACGGGGTGACAAGCGAGCTGCATGCGGAGCATGACAAATGCCGCAAGTGGGATTTTGCGTGGCAATGTCCTGAATGCAACCACGCTCAGCCATTTGCCTTTGAATCGCTGAAATATCCAGAAACTGGAACGAATCAAGAGCGAGCAGATGCGGTCGTCATGGTCTGCGCTGGCTGCCAACATGAGTTCACCGATACCATATCAAACCGCCGAATGCTACATGACAGTTACAAGGAGAACGATGGATACCTTTTGGCAAGTGACAACGGGCAGCGCGGATATGAAGGATTTCACACCGATAGGACTGCAGTTTGGTGGCAACCGTGGGGCGATGATGTTTTGCGAAAGTTATCTGCCGACCAGCAAGCGAAGTCCGGAGACTACACCGCATTGAAGCAATGGACACAGAAAGACCGTGCGCGGGGCTGGACTGACAACCTGCAAGCATCGGAAATAATCTTAAAGCCTAGCGGATATACCCGCGCAGATTTCACCGAAGGGCAAAAGATCGACGGCGAGGTAGTTAGGTTTTGCACAATTGATGCCGGTGGCGATCATTTTTGGCTTCGCATCCGAGCATGGTGCCAAGGTGGAGAATCAAAAGGCTTATTTTTCGGATACATCAACAGCGATGCGGAGTGTGAAGAGATCCGCGCTCGCTACAACGTCGAGCCGAAGCACACATTCCTCGATGTAGGTTTTGACCAGGAGCGGATGGCTGGGATTATTGTTAAATATGGATGGCAGGGGATGAAAGGCGATGGCAACCGGAAAACCGGCTGGGACTGGCCACTTAAAGGTGATGATACAAAAAAAGAAGTTCGGCTATATTCCAAACGCTGGGTTGCACTTTCAAAAGAAAAAAAACCGGCGACTTGCTGGCACATTGCCACCGAGCCGATGCAATACATCCTGCAAAGGCTGATGTCAGGAGAGGGAGCTGCGTGGCTAGTCGAGGACGACGCGCCGCCCAGTTACGCAAAGCAGCTCAACGGCGAACGACTCGAAACAGCAAAAGATGCAAAAGGTCGCGAGATTAAAAAATGGGTCAGGCACGGAGCGAACCACGGTCGTGACACCGAGGTTTATCAAGTGGCTGCGGCTCTCATGTTCAGAATCTTTACCCCACCTAAATCTGATGAGTAAAAAACGCGGAGCATATCGAAGCCGAAAGCTGGAAACCAAAAAGCGCAACGATGAGCGCAGGCGAGAAAGCGGCATCTATTACGAGGATGACACAAAAAAATGGGTAAGCTTAAAAGGTCGAGAATATAAACATGTCATTCCTAATCGGCGTCTTTACATAAAAACTGAGGACATAGATTCAGAAACTGAGGCAGAGCTTGGAAGGGCTATTGAAGGAAAATCTGACAAATTTGACAGATACGCAGCGTCAAGAATGCTTGTTGCGCAGGCTATGGCAAAAGGACTTATTCGAGAAAGTGAAGAATGATATTTGCCTTTGTTTGACTTTCGCCAGTATGCGCTAAATCCTTTCACATGGCTTCACCGTTTCGACAAGCTCAAGGTATCTTTCGCGCAATCCGCGGAAACTCTGCGCTGATTGAAGCGCAAAAAGCCGCATATCAGGCGGCTGCGGTTGCACTGACATCGACGACCGGCGGCATTCAAGTCGAATCTGCTACCGTCAACGGGCAATCTTTTTCTGGAAAAGCAACTTCTACGCCGGCTGAACGTTTTGACGTGTTGCAAATACTTATGGGCATGATTGAACGCGATTCTGCCGGAAACCGCACCACCCGCGCACGATTCTTATGATACTTGACCAATTCGGAAATGCTGCAATATCTTATGTGAGCCGCAGGCCGTCACGCCACGCCAATTTAGGCGGCGGCGACAGGCCAAGCGAATCGCGCAACCTTCGCGATCTGCATAAGATCGTTACGAAATATGACAGGCAGACGCTACAATCGGCAAGCAGAACATTGTATCTTAACTCTCCCCTGATGGTAGGTGCATCCAATCAAATCGGGATTTACGCCGTCGGCAACGCATGGCTGCCGACTTATAAGGGAAAAGACAAAAACTTTGGAGACATTGCGAAAGAGTGGCTAAAGGATGAATGGTATCCGATATGTAACATCATTGGAGATATTGCAGATTTCACCTCAGACATGTTTATCGATTCCGTTTCGATGGATCGTGACGGCGAGGTTTTTGAATACTTTACGTCATCGCCAAGCGGCTACCCACAAATCCAACAAATCCCCTCGCACCGTATAGAAAGCGGCGGATTACCTGACGGCATACAGCAATCTGGCAAATACAAGGGATTTGATCTTTATGACGGTATCGTTTATTTCCCAAATACATCGATCCCAGTCGCTTACTCATTATGCGACGTTGACGGCAAGCACAAGCAGTTCATTGACAAAAAATTTATTCTGCATGTCTTTGACCGATACTGGCCCGAGCAACGCCGAGGACTTCCGCTTTTTTGGCATTCGTTGAACAACCTTCGCGACATTATGCAAAGCGAAGAGTGGGAACGCATGAACTTGCTTTCCATGTCATCGCTCAATTACACCGTTGAAAATGAAACTGGTGGACCAGACATGGAGGAACCCGGATACGAGCCAGCAGTTGACTGCGGCGAGCTTGCTGTTGAATTCTTACAAGGTGGTCGGATCATGTATGCAAAAGCCGGAGCTGGCGAGAAGATCACGCAGCATCAAAACTTCCGCCCCGGCAACCCGTGGCATGAGTTCTACGACATGCAGGCGCGTCAATGTCTGGTCGGTGCGTGTTTACCGGCAACCCTTTGGAAACCATCCGGACAAGGCACAGCGCAGCGCGAGGACATCGGCAAGGCTTGCCGATTCGTTGAAGATCGTCAATCAACGCTTGAAAAAATCGGCAAGTGGAGAGTTACAAAGGCAATTGCTTGGGCAATGGAAAACGGACGCGTGCCGATGTCTGACCAATGGTATAACTGGGGCTTTACCAAGCCTCCAAAACTTACGATTGACGATGGCCGCAGCCTGAAGGAAAAAATGGCACTTTACAAAGACGGACTGGTCAACGCCACGTCCATCATGGGCGAGCTATCCACAGACTTCGATGAATCTATTGACGAGCGCACCGAGGAAGCTGCCAAGCTTCTCGTGAAGATCGCAGAGAAGAATGCAAAATACGGGGTTGATATTGACCCGCGCAGCGTTCGACTTGTTACATCAAACGAACAACCAATCCAACAACCATTAGAACCATGATCACGATTGAAAACAAAGGCGGAAAAGTAAAGCTCAACGAAGCTGTCACTGGAGACAGTATTAAACGCATGATTGACGAGATAGGGCGACTGTTCGGCGCAAAAGCATCGGCAGAAGGCGCGAATTTCGGTGAGATTATGAACGCAGCGCAAAACGCTGTTGACGTTCTAGAAATCGAAATAAATTCACCAGGTGGCAGCGTTTTTGACGGATACACCATCTACCAAGAAATCAAATCTCTTCGTGATCGCGGTGTGATCGTCAATGTGACAATCACCGGCATGGCTGCATCAATGGCATCCGTCATTGCAATGGCCGCTGATAAAATCTCTATGGTCAAACATGGGCGCATGATGATCCATGACGCATCCAGCGGAGCAGTCGGCAACGCGGAATCACTTCGCAAGACCGCTGATCTTTTGGAGGCAATCAGTGAGGACATAGCTGCAATTTACAGTGACCGCACCGGAATGGATAAGGAAGAAGTCCGCGAAATGATGATGCGCGAAACATGGATGAATGCACGGGAGGCACTAGCCAATGGCTTCGTAGACGACGTGCTAGGCGTGCAAGTTGACATTCGCCAAGCTTCGGCGGAATCTTCGCATATGAGCTTTCTTAATCGCCTCACAAATCCATCTTCCGAAGAGTCCATCGAGCGCATCGCCGCACTTGAAGCAGACATCACCGCGCAAGCCGCAGAATTTCAAGCAAAACTTGAGGCTGCTGAAATTGCACTTCAAGAAGCTGCCGAAATTACCGCCCAAAACATTGAGCTTCGCATTCAAGCAGAACTAGTTCCAACCTTGGAAGCTAAAATTGTCGAGCTGGAAGCAGCGAGCGCAATCAATGCCGAGAAGATTGACACCGCAGCCGCTCAAAAGCTCGCAGCGATGGGACACGGTGAGCCGCTGGATCTAGGTTCAAACTCACCAATCGAAGAAACTAAAAATCATCTTCAAATTCTCCAATCACTTACAGGCAAAGAGCGCAGCGAATACTACGCCGCACACTCTGCTGAAATCCGTTCACAAATCTCTAAATAACTAAATCAAATGGCTACCATTTCATTCAACGATACAATCTTTGCACAAGAAGCCCTTAAAGCCTTCACCGCAAAGCTCGCCCCACTCCGCGCATTTTCCCGTTCGCTTGACGACTCGGCAAGAGGCAAAGGTGACGCAATCGTGGTTCCTTTCATCTCCGCGATGACCGCAACTACTTTCAACGCAAGTTCCGCCAACTATCAAACTGGCGGCGGCGCAATCACTCACAACACGGTTAACCTCAACGAAGATGCCGTCATCTGGCAGCGCTTTAGCCACGAAATCGTA